TATTGCTTTAGGTGTTAAAGACATTGAACAGATATTACCTCTTCCACAACCACCTCAACCACAAGACCCAGCAATGGAACATAGTGTTGTTTTACGAGGAGCCCCTTTACAAGCATTCCCCCAACAGAACCATGAACTGCATATTAAAGCACATCGAACTTTTATGACTTCTGTTTTAGTCAAAGCTAACCCCATGGCAGTGATGAATCTAGTTTCTCACATCAATCAGCACGTATCTTTACTTGCTACACAAACTGTTGATCAAGCAATGGTAGAAGAAGCAGAAAAATTACGTCAACAATTTGGTGAAAATGTACCACCGGAAGCAATTCAGGCTTTACAAATGCAAAGACAAACCGCAATTGACAATGAAATTGTTAAAATTACCGAACAAATGGTGCTTGAAGAACAAGAATCAATGCAAGATCAAAACATGGACCCTCTTGTAATGCTTAAACAACAAGAATTAGCGTTAAAACAAGCTGAACAAGAGACTGCTGCACAATTTAAAAACTTAAATCAGAACTTAAAAGAAGCTCAATTTGGTTATAAACAGACTTTTGATTCACAAAAAATACAAAAAGATTATGATTTAGCTGAATTAAGAGCCAATGTGGCTCGGGAGAGAAATAATGCCTCTAACCAAGAAGGGTAAAAAGATAAAAAAGTCTATGTCTAAGACTTATGGAGCCAAAAAAGGCGAAAAAGTGTTCTACGCTAGTATAAATAAAGGAAAAATTAAAGGAGCAGAGAAAAAATAATGTTATCTAAGCTTCTAGGTGGATCTTTAGTTGATACTGTAGGAAAAGTAATTGATTCTGTGCATACTTCTGAGGAAGAAAAAGGTCAAATTAGAATAAAACTTCAAGAATTAGAAAATGAAATTAATTCTAAGCAAATGGATATTAATTTAGCCGATGCTCAGTCTACTGCTACGGGTATTGGTGGTATTATGCAGAGATCGTGGAGGCCTCTCATTGGTATGAGTTGTGCTCTTGCTATTTTTTGGGAATATGTTGCTAAACAATTTATTATGTTTCTTCTTGCTGCTTTTAGCATAGAACATGATCCTCTCCCCGCATTAGATATGGGTGTCTTAATGCCTTTAGTCATGGCTCTTTTAGGTATGGCAGGTATAAGATCATTTGAAAAAGTTAAGAAACTTACCAAATGAAAAAAAAATCTAAAAAACTTACAACGACAATCCCACCAAAGAAAGGTCCTGTGTCACAAGGGTTGAAAAATACTTTCAAAAAGATACAAATAGTTAAGATAACTAAATAAGGATTCTTAACATGAAACATTCGTATTTTAAAATACCAGGATGGTTTAACTATTCTGAAACCTACGACATCATTGTCGATCAAATTCCAGAGGATGGTAAAATTGTAGAGATTGGATCTTTCTTAGGTCGTTCTACACATTATCTTGCTACTTCATTAGTTAATGCAGGAAAAGAAAACGTAAAAATATATTCTGTTGATACTTTTGAAGGATCTACAGAACACGCAAACATAAAATTACCTAAAGATTTTTCATCAATCTTTCGAGATAACCTTCAATATTTTATTGGTAGAAATATGGTACATATTTGTCAAGGACGATCTGATGAACAAAGAATATTAGATATGTTTGAAGATAACTCTATCGACTATATCATGGTTGATGGTGCTCATGAATATGATGCCGTACAAGATGATATTATAAACTGGTGGCCAAAGTTAAAAGAAAACGGAACGATGGTTGGTGATGACTATTTACTTAATTCTGTTGCAGAGGCAGTTAAAGATGGTTTTAGTCAATTAAAAGTACCTAACTTTGGTGCTAATAGAGCTATTGAACAAACATGGTATTGCTCAAAAGGTAATGATAACAAAGTTTTTGAAAAAAGAATACCTGGAGTTAATGCTTACGTATGAGTGTGTTTGTAGTTTATAACTTGAAAGAAGAGCTTAAAAAAGCAAGAGAAACATTACTTGAAAATCTTATACAAGGGGTTGAAAAAATGGAAGATTACAAGTATATTTTAGGAAAGATACACATGTTAGATATGTGCCAACAGGAGCTTTCTCGCCTGCTGGAAAAAGAGGAGAAATTTGATGACTAAAACTTTATACGTACCTGAAGACGTATTACAAAAAATGAAAAACCCTTCTGAAGGGGTTAAAGCAGATCGTAAAGAATTAGAAAAATTACCAAAACCTGTAGGCTGGAGAATATTAGTTCTTCCTTTTAAAGCAAAAGAAAAAACAAAAGGTGGAGTTATTCTTACAGATAAAACAGTGGAAGATTCTCAATTAACTGCATCGGTTGCTATGGTGTTAGCTGTAGGCGATGATGCATATCAGGATAAAGAAAAGTTTCCTAATGGTCCTTGGTGTAAACAAGGCGATTGGGTTGTGTTTGGCAGATACGCAGGATCAAGAATGAAGATAGATGGTGGGGAAGTAAGGTTACTCAATGATGACGAGATACTCGGTACCGTTGATAATCCAGAGGACATATTAACAATACTTTAACATGGGAGGTACCATGCAAACAGAAATAACATCTGCACAGAAAGACAAAATGGTTGATCTAGATGTATCCGGTGACGGACAAGTTGTTGAGATTGAAGATAAATCTCACGGCACAGTAAAACCAGAGTCTTATGAAGAAATCAAAACGGAAGAAAAGGATCCATTAAATCCAGCTGTTGAAGAACAGTCAAATGAAATGGATGAGTATTCCGACAAAGTCAAAAAAAGAATTGACAAGATGACTTGGAAAATCAGAGAAGCTGAAAGAGAGCGTGAAGCTGCTCTACAGTTTGCTCAGAACGTTCAAAAAGAATTATCCGAAGCTAAGAAAAAAACTTATGACATTGACAAAGGTTATATGTCAGAAAGTGAAGTTCGAAACAAAATGGCTGCGGATATTGCTCGTCAAAATCTGATTGCTGCTCGTGAAGCGGGTGACTATCAGAGAGAAGAAGAAGCACGTCAAGCTTTGACTAAACTAGATTTAGAAGCTGAAAGAATTAGAGTAACTAAATCTAAGAAAGAACGTGAGTATGAAGAGTTCCAAAAACAGTTAGAGCAAGAGCAACAAGCTTACGCTCAACAACCTCAACAAGTAAGACCACAACCTTCTTCTAAGGCATTAGCCTGGGCAGAGAGGAATCCTTGGTTCAGACAAGATGAGGAAATGACTGATTATGCTCAAAGAATACATCGTGGTTTAGTGGCAGAAGGATTTGACACCGAGTCCGATGACTATTATGATGAATTGACTAATAGAGTTAAAAACAAGTTTCCAGAATCCTTTTCGAAGGGTTCGGATCAGACTACCGGAAGTAACAAAATCGTCCAAAATGTTGCTTCTGCTTCAAGGTCTGCAACCAGTGGACGCAAATCTGTTAGGTTGACTCCTAGTCAAGTAAAAATAGCAAATAAGCTTGGAGTCCCTTTGAGCGAATATGCTAAGTACGTTTAAGGAGGTACAAAATGACAGATAATAAAACACCAAGAAGTGCACAAACAAGGGAAAAAGAGGCTCGTAGAAAGCCTTGGACTCCACCGTCTCAATTAGACGCACCGCCATGTCCTGATGGATATAAGCAAAGATGGCTCCGTCATCGTGTAAATGGAGCAGATGATACAAAAAATATTACTGCTCGTCTCAGAGAAGGCTGGGAACTCGTCAGAGCTGATGAGTATACCTCAGGTCTTTATTCTGCTTACAACGGAAACATCAAATCTTATGAGGGTGTCATCAGCGTGGGTGACTTGCTATTGGCAAGAATTCCAGCGGAAACAGTCGAAGAGCGTAATGCTCACTACAGGCGAAAGACTGATCAACAGACTCAAGCTTGGGAAGATGATCCGCTAAGAGAACAACATCCTAGCATGCCTATCAATAGTGATAGGCAAAGTCGTGTTACTTTTGGAGGTTCTAAAAAGGACAACTAAAAGAGCACATAAATATAAAGGAGATGAACTATGGCAAATCAAGCTGGATATTACGGATTTAGACCCGTTAAAATGCTCGGTGCTGCTTATAATGGTCAAGGCCAGAATGAGTACACAATCGGCAATAACGAGGGATCCGCAATATATCAAGGCGACCCAGTAATATTGGTCGCAAATGGTGCTATTGATGTCGGTTCAACTGCTGGTGCTGAACTTATTGGTATTTTTAATGGTTGCGAATACACTGATCCAACTACAGGAAAGCCTACTTGGAGTAATCACTACCCAGGAAGCATAGCAGCAGATGACATCAAAGCTTATGTCATCGACGACCCAAATGTAATATTTGAGGTTAAAGTTGATGACTCTAACGCCGGTCAAGCACAAGTCGGTACAAACTGTAACATCGCAACATATAGTGCAGGTTCCTCAATTGATGGAATCTCAAACGTTGTTATTGATGGTGGCAGTTTTGCAGTAAGTGCTGCCGCTAACTTTAGAGTTGTAGGTTTATCAACTGATGTTGATAACTCAGATTACACTGCAGCAAATGCAGCAATCCAAGTTAAAATTAACTTACATTCTCTAACAGATACAACAGGCATATAAGGAGATAAATAATGGCTATATCTAGAAGTCAACTCGTAAAAGAGTTAGAGCCAGGTTTGAATGCCTTATTCGGCCTGGAGTACGGACGTTATGATGCAGAGCATACTCAAATCTTTGAAACAGAAACTTCTGATCGTGCATTCGAAGAAGAAGTAATGTTATCAGGTTTTGGTAATGCTAGAGTAAAATCAGAAGGTGGATCAATTGTCTATGACAATGCGACAGAAACCTTCACTGCACGTTACACACATGAAACAATTGCACTAGGTTTTGCAATCACTGAGGAAGCTGTTGAAGATAATCTTTACGACAGAATCTCAGCAAGATACACAAAAGCTCTTGCTCGTTCCATGGCAAACACTAAGCAGGTTAAAGCTGCAAACGTATTAAACAATGCGTTTGACTCAAACTTTGCTGGTGGTGACGGTGTAGAACTTTGCTCTACTGTTCACCCACTTGTAGCAGGAACTCTTTCAAATGAATTAGCAACTGCTGCTGACCTCAACGAAACTTCATTGGAACAAGCTCTGATTGATATTGCAGCATTTACTGATGAGAGAGGTTTATTAATTTCAACTCAAGGAAGAAAGTTGATCATTCCTTCTGAGTTACAATTCGTAGCTGAAAGACTAACACAGTCACAGTTAAGAGTTGCAACAGCAGATAATGATATCAACGCTCTAAGAAATATGGGCATGATTCCTGAGGGGTATGTTGTAAACCACTACTTAACAGATCCAGATGCATTCTTTATCAAGACTGACATTCCAAATGGATTTAAGTTGTTCCAAAGATCACCAATTAGAACATCTATGGAAGGTGACTTTGACACTGGTAATGTAAGATACAAAGCTAGAGAGAGATACTCATTCGGTTTCTCAGATCCTAGATGTGTATTTGGTTCACCAGGTGCAGCATAATCTAACCGACATATAACAATTAATTAGGGGGCTTTCACGCCCCCTTTTTTTATGGTATTAATTAAGAACTAGCATAATAGATTACATGGACTGAGCTAGTCAGACGGTATAGAGACTATGTAATCGGTCTATACAACCTAGGAGGTTTATAATGGCAAATACTACATTTTCAGGTCCAGTCAGATCCGAAAACGGTTTTGAGTCCGTAACTAAAAACACAACAACAGGTGCAGTCACAGTAGGTGCTACATACGGAGCAACTATCACTGGTGGTGTTCAATCATTATCAGGAGCAGGTGCGATTGATCTTACTAACTTAGTAACAGAACTTACTACAGGGGCAGGAGCTGCAGCAGTAACTTTAGCTGACGGGACTACTTCAGGTCAAATTAAAATCATTCACATGGTTGTTGACGGTGGTGGAACTGCAACTGTTACTCCAACTACTTTTGCTAGTGGAACAACATTAGCTTTTGATGCAGTGGCTGAAGCAGCTACTTTAGTTTGGAATAGTTCTATCGGTTGGGTTTTAACTGCCGACAGAGGCGTAACAATAGCGTAAGGAGATAAACAATGGCCTTCGATAGTGATATCTTAGTTAAAGGAGCAGCCGCAAATGCAACCACAACTGTATTTGCTGGTCGTGCAAGATTAAAAGGTTTTATTATTGGCCCTGGTGCTAGTAATGGAACAGTCACCTTTAACAATGGCGGTTCTGCTGTATTTAATGTAGCAGTAACAGGAGGCACTTCTGATGTTTCAATGAGTATTCCTGAACAAGGGGTGCTCTTTAAAGCAAACCTCAATGTAACTACTGTAAATTGTACAGTTAATGTTTTCTACACTGGATAATGGCAGATAAACAACCACCAAAAACTAAAAAATATTTCCGCTCCACAAAAAGTGGGGCGGGAATGACAAAAGCTGGAGTTAAACGCTACAGAGCTGAAAACCCCGGTTCGAAGTTAAAGACCGCAGTTACAGGAAAAGTAAAACCTGGAAGTAAAGATGCCAACAGAAGAAAATCTTATTGTGCTAGAAGTGCAGGACAAATGAAACAATTTCCTAAAGCTGCCAAAGACCCTAATTCAAGATTAAGACAGGCTCGTAAA